CGATGGAAATGTTGAATTACCATTCATTGCGGTAATCAGAAAACCTGACGTACAGCCAGGTACAAATCCTGTAGTTCAAAGAACTATACCTGATAGAAGAACTTTTTATTATGCTTCAGTCCCAACGTGGAATGGAACACAGGCGGGTGCCGACATTTACAAAATGCCACAACCCGTTGCGGTCGACATTACGTTTGACGTTACTATTATATGTAATAAATTCAGGGATTTAAATAAATTCAGTAAGATTGTGATGCAAAAATTTTCATCAAGACAATCATACACAACGGTAAAAGGTCATTATATTCCTATTGTTTTGGATAGGGTTGAAGATAATACCCCAATGGAAACAGTAGACGGTCGTAGGTTCTATATTCAAAATTATACGTTCACCATGTTAGGTTTCTTAATTGATAGTGAAGAGTTTGAAGTAAAACCGGCAGTTAGTAGAATGTTTCTTTTAAATGAATTCATTCAAAATAAAGGATACCAAAAGAAATTTATCAATAAAACAATTGATATAACGGTAATCACTTTTCCAGGAGATGGTTTACAGACAACTTTTAGTGTTGGTGAAAGTATTGGATTTTTGTTTAATGTATCGGTTAACGGATTAATACAGGAAAGAGATGTTGATTATTATCACGTATCAACCACATCAAAAATAACATTTTCTGAGGCTCCTTACGAAGGTAGTCAAATCACAATAACATACTATAAGGGTAAAAACAACGTATGGGTTGATAACTATGGTAAACCTGTTCAATTAACTCATGAATCATTTGAGTATGATGGGTCTTCTTTAGTGTTTAATGTTAACAACACAATTGATAGTGTGGTTACTTTAGATATAAATGGTCTTGTTCAAGAGGAAGGTGTTGGGTTTGATATTAGTGGTCGAGATACTATAACATTGAATGGTGAACCATTGATTGGTGATAGAATTAATATTACATATCTATACTAATCGTCGCCGTATAAATCCCTTTTTTTAGGTTTACAGTAATCCTCAATCCATTTTTCTAAAACTTTATAGATTTTAAGTCCATTTTTATCACAATGGATTTTCAACATCTCGTGATGTTTTTCACTAATCTTTACGTTTTTCGTTTTGTTTTCTTCAGTCATAGATAAAAAAAGATAATTAAAGATAAATAACTATCTTATTTAAAAAAATTACGGAAATCTTTCATAAAAACAAAGATATTTATAGAATAACTAATAAAAATAATTAACCAAACATTAATCGATGGCAAATTCAAACAGAGTATTCGTTTCTCCAGGTGTCTACACATCAGAGAAAGATTTAACATTCGTGGCACAGAGCGTCGGGGTTACAACTTTGGGTTTAGTGGGTGAGACTTTAAAAGGTCCAGCATTTGAACCATTGTTGATAACAAATTTCGACGAATTTAGAACATATTTTGGCGGTACATCTCCTGCAAAAGACGAGGGAGGAAACCTAAAATATGAATTACCTTATGTGGCAAAATCTTATTTACAAGAATCAAACCAATTATTTGTAACCAGAATCTTAGGATTGACTGGATACAAACCATATAAATCATTCGGTATTAAATCCTTAGGTGGAGTAGTTGTAAACACCGGCGCAACACCAACGGAAGATACATCAATCATGGACCCGAGAACATTAACGGGAATGACTAACAGTTCATTCTACACACATTTAGATGGTGTAAATTCGTGGTCAGGGAACACAATTGCGGAGTATGTTCAATCACAACTTAGTGGTTACACTCCAACAAGTGGTAATAATGGTTATTGGTTTACAATAGGTTTAGTTCCTTCTGATGAATTGTCTTCATTAACTAGTTCAAAAGAAATTGACTCTCCTCTTACAGGTAATAAAACTGATGGTAACAGTAACGGAAAAGAGTGGTATAACACATGTTTCCATAAAACCGGAAGTACAGATTCAACAATTGTTTCAGTATATTCTTATCTTTTTGTTTATAACAACATAAACGGAGGATTTGATGTAAAGAGATTTACATATCCAGCATCATTAAATACTGACTTCGCAGATACGGTTGTGGCAGTTTTAAGATCAAGAGGTCGTTATAACGCTACTCAAGAATTGTTATTAGAAGTAACTAACAATAGTGACTTCGCTTTATCATTAAGTTCTAATTTTGACATAACAAGTAATCCATTATCAGAATTTGTTATTAACGTAACAGGTGATACCGACGGTGCTAAAAGTTTTACTTGTTCATTAGACACAACATCAACAAAATACATTAGTAAAGTTTTAGGTATTGGTGTTTTTGAAAAATCATATAGAGAATTTCCTCTTTATGTACATGAAGTTTATCCTAACTTATTAAAATCGGCTTTCGAAAGAGGTCAAATTAGAGGTTTAAGTTTAGACGAAGTATACAATCTAGAAGGAGATAATTTCTTAAGAGAGTGGGATACTACATTGTCACCAATGGTGGTTTCAGAAGTAAGAGGTGGTAAAGTTTCGGATTTATTCCAATTCCAAACTATTTCTGACGGTGACGCTGCAAATTTTGAAATTAAGATTACAATTCAAAACATTAACCTTGAAACGGGTGACTTTGATGTGTTAATCCGTGATTTCAACGATACCGATGAAAACATTGTTGTATTAGAGAAATTTTCAAGATGTTCAATGAACCCTGATTTACCAGGATATATTGGTAGAAAAGTTGGTACTTCTGATGGTGAATACGAATTACGTTCTAAAATTGTAACATTAGTTTTAGCGGATAATCATCCTGTAGACGCAATTCCTGCTGGTTTCAAAGGTTTTACAACTGAAACAAACTTCTCAGGTAAAACACAAGGAGGTATTGTTTACAAAACACAATATCAAGACGCCGGAGATGTTGTAAGATACAATTCAGATGGTTCTTCAATAATTGAAGCGGGTGACAAGATTAGAAAGGTAACTTTAGGTATGTCATCTCAAGTAGGTTATGATAGAGATTTATTGAAATTCAAAGGAACTGGTGCTGAAGAGTACACATATGGTTTCCACTTATCAAAAAATGCTGCAACTATCACAGGTGCAACACCAAGTGGATATATGTTTAAAACAACACCATACGACTTGGAAGGTCAAGCAGACGCAACAAATGGTATTACTAATAAATTATTAACGGTAGCAAATCGTAAATTCACGATGGCGGTTTGTGGTGGTTTTGACGGATGGGACATTTACAGAGGTGTTAGAACTTTTGGTGATGGTTTTATATTTGGAAAAACAACTTATGTAAGTGGTAACACTAGAAACAGTGGTGTTTTTGATGAGTATAACGGAAACTCAGATTACTATTCATACTTAGCAGGTATCAACACCTTTGCTAACCCTGAAGCGGTAGACATCAACGTATTTGCTACTCCAGGTATTAACTTCTACGACCAAAGTTCATTAGTCAATCAAGCAATTGACATGGTTGAAAACGATAGAGCGGATTCATTGTATATTATGAACTCACCTAACGTTACAGGAACAACTGCAGCAGAAGATGTGGTAGGTTTCTTAGATGATGCCGCTATCGACTCTAACTATTCAGCAACATATTGGCCTTGGATTCAAGTAAGAGACGTAGATAACGCAACTCAACTTTACATCCCACCAACAGGTGAAGTATTGAAGAATATCGCATTAACCGATAACGTATCATATCCTTGGTTCGCAGTCGCTGGTTATTCAAGAGGTTTAGTAAACGCTATCAAAGCGTCTAAAAAATTAACTTTAGACGAAAGAGATGAACTTTATAAAGCTAGAATTAACCCAATTGCAACATTCTCTGATACAGGTACTATTATTTGGGGTAACAAAACTCTTCAAGTTAGAGAATCTGCACTTGATAGAATCAACGTAAGAAGATTGTTATTAAGAGCAAGAAAATTGATTTCAGCAGTTGCGGTTAGATTGTTATTTGAACAAAACGACGAACAAGTAAGAAATGAATTCTTGAGATTGGTTAATCCAATTCTTGAATCAATTAAGAAAGAAAGAGGTTTATATGAGTTCCGTGTAACCGTATCAAATGATCCAGAAGATATTGATGCTAACACGTTAAGAGGTAAGATTTATATCAAACCTACTCGTTCTCTTGAATTTATTGATGTTGAGTTCATTATTACACCAACAGGAGCATCATTCGATAACGTTTAATCTCTGAAGGGATATATAAAAATGAGAAGGGAGGACTTTTGGTCCTCCTTTTTTATTTAAACACCTTTACAGGTAGAGTAGTAATGTTCCACGAGGAACCAATTTTTATAACAATTATACTTTTATATTTCACCCAGAATACTGGAACTAGATATACTAGTATTTATTATTATATTTTATATTATTTAAGAAAAGCTTTATTATTTATTCTGGAACTAGATACTGGAGCCTGTAAAAAACTAATGAAAAAAATTGATAAAATCAAGTCCTTCTGAAGAATAATTCAAAAAAAAATTATTTCCAAATAGGATATATTTATAAGAAAGTAAAAATAACAAAAAAAACTTAACAAATACAACATGGCAGATTTATTAATGAAAATGCCGGCTCCATATGAGCCGAAAAGAGTAAACCGATTTATCGTTAGATTCGACTCATCTTTGGGTATCAACGAATGGTTCGTAACCTCTGCAGCTAGACCTAGTGCAAAAATTAACTCAGTTGCAATTCCTTTCTTGAATACCTCAACTTATGTTGCTGGTAGATTTGAGTGGAATGAGATTCGTGTAACATTTAAAGACCCAATTGGACCTTCTGCGTCTCAAGCTTTGATGGAATGGTTCCGTTTACATGCGGAGTCTGTAACAGGTAGAATGGGATATGCTGCAGGATATAAGAAAAACGTAGATTTAGAAATGTTAGACCCAACAGGTGTTGTGGTTGAAAAATGGAAATTAGAGGGTTGTTTCATCACTGATTTAAACTTTAACGAACTTGATTACTCAAGAGATGACTTAGCTTCAATCACGTGTTCTTTAAGAATGGATAGATGTATCCAAATTTACTAATAATAAGTTAATCTGTCATATTGAAAGGTGTTATTTTTATAACACCTTTTTTATTTTATTAAACTTTACTTTACAATAGTTATTAGTTAAATTTAGAGTATGGAACAATTACGAATAGACCCCTCAATCGCATACGACGTTGTTGAATTACCAAGTAAAGGTATTCACTACGCAAATAAAAAGAAATCACTACGAGTTGCGTATCTTACAGCATCTGACGAAAACATCTTAGCGGCACCAAGTTTAGTTTCAACAAACAGTGTTGTTACTGAATTATTAAAAAGAAAGATTCTTGATAGAGATATTTCTATTGATGAAATTGTTGAAGAAGATAAACAAGCAATCTTAATATTCTTAAGAAATACTGCGTTTGGTTCTGAATATACAATTAATACAGTTGACCCTAAAACAAATGAACAATTTACGTTTGAAATTGACCTTTCTTTACTTAAAGTTAAAGATTTCAATTTAAAAGAAGATTCAAATGGTGAATATACCTACTTTATGGAAAGGTCTAAAAAAGAAGTAACTTTTAAATTCCTTACCCAAAAACAAGAAAACGAAATTAAGGACATTGAGAAAAGTTGGAGTGGACTTGGTATTGCACCCATTGTAACAAAACAACTTGAGATGATGATTCAATCTGTAGGAGGTGTTAGAGATAACATGTCAATAAGGGATTTTGTTGAAAATTTACCTATTAAAGATTCTCAAGACTTCAAGAAATTCGTAAGAGAAAATAAACCCGGTCTTGATTTGACCCAAACAGTAACCACCCCGTCAGGAGACACAATCCAAGTTGAAATTGGATTCGGGGTTGAGTTTTTTCGTCCTTTCTACGGATTATAAAAAAGGACAATTAGACGAATTTTTATTCTTAATTAAAAGAGGTTTCACATATGGTGACATTCTCACCATGCCGGTATGGGAAAGACGTTATTATGTCAACTATTTGGTAGAATTAGAAAACAAAAAATAATCTATTTATAGTTATGGCGAATCCTATAGATCAATTAGATGATATTTTAAGAAACTCAACAAGTAGAGAAGACTTTGCAACTAAAGTTGAGGCTGCCGGATTGGGTACAAAATCTTCAGCGAGAACTTTTTATGATCGAAAAATGAGAATGAGTCCTCCTACATCGAATAACACCTCAAATAATAATTCAAACGGAAATACAAATTTCACAGGAAATATTGCGGGTGGTATAAAAGGATTATTAGACACATTTGAAACTAATTCGGATTATGGACGCATAACGGATAAAGAAGAATACAATATATCTAGTGTTTTAGAAAACATACAAAAAAACGGTTTATCAGCCAACGCTATATTAGGTCAGGGTAAGGACGTTATTCAACAAATAACTAATCAATTAGCAATTGAGGCTCAACTAAGAACGGACATTAATGAAAGTACAGGATTAGCTGGAAAATTATCAAAAGATGTTAGAACTGAAATTACCGAATCCACAAGTCAAGCAGTTAGATTCGGATATGGTATCGAAGATATTACAGGTGCGTTTGAGAATTTAATTGAGGAAAGTGGTAGATTTAACATAGTTAACCAACAAACATTAGAAGGTGCTTTAGGAGTATCAAGAGCATTTATAGGTGATTATAAAGAAATTGGAAAAATATTCAATGAGTTTGAAAAGGTTGGTTTTGGGGCAAGAAGTGCAATACAAGCAATAGATAAAGCCGGTAGAGAATCTCAGGGTTTAGGTTTAAGAGGAAAAACTACTGTTAAAGATATAAGAGAAAACATTGATAAATTAAATCAATATGGCTTTCAAAAGGGTATTGATGGGTTAGCTCAAATGTCAAGAAAGGCGGCAGAATTCAGAATGAATATGGGTGAAGCTTTTAAAGTAGCAGAAAGTGTAATGGACCCTGACAAAGCAATTGAATTATCAGCAAATTTGCAAGTATTGGGTGGTGCTATTGGTGATTTTAATGATCCATTAAAATTAATGTACATGGCCACCAACAATGTTGAAGGTTTACAAGATGCGTTAATTGAGGCTGCGGGAAGTTTGGCGGATTATAACAGTGAACAAGGAAGATTTGAAATCACGGGAGTCAATTTAAGAAGAGCAAAAGAAATGGCTGCTCAGTTAGGTGTCGACTACAAAGAACTTACAAGAAGTGCAATTGCTTCACAAGAAAGATTAGCGGCTAGTAGTGATTTGATGGCTCGAGGTTTTAACATGGATGAGAAGGATAAAGAATTTCTTATTAACATGTCAAGAATGGATGGTGGTAGAATGGTAATTGATGTTCCAAAAAGTTTACAAGATAGTTTAGGTATAAAAGATACTCAAGTAGCGTTAACTGATTTATCAGAAAATCAAGCAAAACGATTAAAAGAGTATCAACAAGAATTAGGAAACATGACTTCCGAAGAAGTTGCTAGAGACCAATTTGAGTCAATCATAAACATTCAGAGAGATGTGAACTCAATAGTAACATTAGCTAGAATGAGATTGACAAGTGGAATTAGAGGTGAAGGAGGTTTAAATTTAGATAATATCACAAAAGGATTACAAAACCAATTAACTGAATATACAAATAAAGTACAAAAGGGTGAATCGGGAACAATTATTGAAGATTTAAAAGCCAACATTCAATCCACAATTGATGAACTTAAATCAACAGGTGCAGGTTCAGTTATTACTTCTCAAATAAATAGTTTACAGGCGAAACTAAATGAAGTTACAGGTGCAAGTAATACTGGAACTAACAGTTCAGCACCAAATACGTCATTACCTACCACAAAAAATGTTAACTTAAATGTTACGGTTCCAAACATTGGGGATGCAATAAGTAGGGAAATTGTTAGAAATCAAGATGTATGGTCGGATGTATTCTCAAGAACGGAAAAGGATTATACGACACTTTAAATAGATGACAAAGTTTTTACCTAATAATCTATTTATAATAAAAGAATAACTAATGCCAAGTTACTTAAATTTCGACTCAACAAAATCTGAAAGGGACAAACTTTTAGCTAAGAATCTCAAGAATCCTAGCGACGGACCTCAATTGTTTACCCCTGCTAGTTATTCTGTATCAAAACAAAATGATTATTCGGTAACAAACTTACCTCCCGTTGATAGTAATAGACCAAACGATTTAAGTAAACCATCAAATCTAAACATATATAAACCCGAAAATTTTTCAATTTTCGAAACGTTAGATACTTCAGTCAGAAGAGCGAATTTAGAATTATATCCTTATTTTACTACGAATGTTAATCATACATTTATAAGTTTATTTACTAATACTTCTAACAATAACGAATCTGAATTATTAAAATTCTCATCAAACTACATGAGGTCTAGTGATGGACCAATGTTATCAAGAATTAGACAAAATCTAATTAGAATAACTGATGGTAGAATGAGAATTAGTGAAGCTTTAAGTGGTGACATTAGTACAATTTCAGATATTGTAACAGGTAGACAACCATTTATATTACCTAACTATAAAATTACTGTTGCAAGAACATTACCAGGAAAAACTATCGATTTCTTACAAACGATAGCGGGTGTAACATTTCCATTTTCTGAAATACCAGGAGATTATTTATCGAACCCTGAAAACCCTGTTCAAAATTTTAGACCTGAAGCAAAAACAGGAGTCGGTAAATTATGGCAAGATGTAACAGGTGCATTAGGTTCGTTATTAGGAATACAGAGAAGACCAAAAATATCAAGGAAACCTTCCGACCTATTGATTGAATATATGGGTGAGGGTCAAAAACAAACCCTTTATAGAAACTTGTCGTTTTCAAAATATGCACCCGACTATACCACAAGTGCGAGATCACAAAATTCATCAAAAATATTTCAATTTGCGGATAATTTTGCTGAAGGTGTTAAAAATATTTTAGGTTTAGAAGCACCAAGAGGTGTTGCATATATTGGTGACGATAGAGGTGAGGACGTACAGTTCGCTATGTCAGACTTTAATGGTAGACCCGTTAGAAGTAGTTATTACTTAAGTCTAATGTTTGACCCTGTTGCCGCAAATTTATTTCATAGAGACGTTAATATTAACGAAGGAGGACCAATCAGTGGTAACCTAACTTGGATTAGTACGAACTCTCAAAACAAGTTAGGTCTTGAGAACATGGAGTACGGTGAAGAATCTTCTAATTTAGAAAATTCATTGTCGACAAAATACGGTTTTAGAGAAGATTCAATATTAGGAGAAACACAAAGAATATTAAATTCATTACCATCAGATGGTTCGGGTTTATCACATGTTGCAAATGTAATTGACCAAACTAGTAGAGCATTTAAAGATGGTGACATCTTAATGTCAAGAGGTTCGGCAGTAAAATTTGTTGATAAAGCAACAGGTGAAGAAAGTGGTGCAGAGTTTTGTAGAGTATGGACTAAGGATAGACCATATTTTAACTATTCTGACACAATGAAAAGAACTGCAAACATTCGAAAATTTGATGATAGTGTAATGGGAGGTTCAAGTAGACCTTGGAACATCAACATGGGACCTATGTCAAATGGAACTAAAGATGACTTTTCAGGTTCAACAAACATATTTGACAAATACAAATACGGACAAGATTATAACGGTAAAAGTTTTTATGCAAAAAAATATATGTTCTCAATTGAGAATCTTGCATGGAAAACGTCAACAAGACCTGGTTTTACAGTTTTAGATTTACCATATTGTGAAAGGGGTCCAAATGGTGGACGTGTAATGTGGTTCCCACCATATGATTTAAAAGTGTCGGAACAAAATAGTGCTAAATGGGAAAGTAATACTTTCTTAGGTAGACCCGAACCAATTTACACATATCAAAATACTGAAAGAAGTGGACAAATATCTTTTAAAGTTGTTGTCGATCACCCAAGTGTTTTAAATCTATTAGTTAGAGAACATTTTAAAGATAAGTCAGACAAAGAGGCTGATGAGTATATTAACGCGTTTTTTGCTGGTTGTGTTGATGTTGACTTCTATGATTTAATTAGAAGATACGCAACATTAGACCCTGAAGATATTAATTTAATAACTAAGTTCTTAAATGGAGGTGGTAACCCTGATGAGATTATAAAATATAAGAGTGTATTCACCCCACCAACAGTAAGTAGTTCTATTACACCGGGAATAGACCCTAATGCCGAAACAATTAAATTAGATATTAATTTAAAATTTTTAAATGATACACCTGAAATAACATTAAAAAAAGATTTTATATCTAATCGTGCTTACAAAAATTTTTATGACGATGTTATTAATAGTTCAGGAAGAACTGTTAACGAATTAACAAGTGAATTAAATAAATTATTAGACCCATCAAATACAACTTATAATAAAACCAAATACGATAAAGACCGTAAGTTATTATATAATTCTACAAAACCAACTGGAGATATTACTGAAAATGTAAATAAGAAAGTAACTGAATTAACAACTATAATAACAAACGCATCAACTGGTTTTACAGAATTTAATACAAAATTAGAAACACTTAAAAAAGATATAAAGGAAAACACTTGTGGCGATGTAACAATTAACATTCTATCAAGTTGTTCAGCAGCTGCGGATAACAAATATAACTTTAAACTTTCAATAAGAAGATCACATTCAATTATACAAGATATTTTATCCAAAGTATCTAATGATGGTGCTAAATATGATTCAAGAGATTGGTGGTCATTTAAAGAGTTACCCGTTGACGCGTCAAAAGAAAAGTATGAAATTAAAAAAGAATTTTCATATAAAGATGATTTAGGGTTTGAAAGAGAAGGAAAATTAATCATTGTCAGTAAAAATGCTGGAGAAGAAGTTATTAATGAAAGTAATCAAAACTGTCATAAAGAAGAATTCGTCAGTGAAAAATTAAAACGCCATTCACCTATTGCTTTTGGTTGTAGACAATCATATGTTAGAATGGAATATCAAAGAACCCCTAAAAAAGAAGATATAACACCAAACGTGAATCCTGTACCGGGAGATGGAAATATACCACCAAGTAAACTAGTACCTGGAGATAAAGAACAAATACCAAGTAAATTCAAAAGACCGACTATTGATGTAATGAAAAGAATTATCATGAAGACTCTGTCTGAATGTTATTATTTCAAAACAGTTGAAGAAAATACACCATTGGTTTTTAAATCTTTAGTTGAAAAGTTAAAATATTTTCACCCAGGTTTCCACTCAACAACACCTGAAGGATTAAACGCACGTTTAACTTTTTTACAACAATGTATTAGACCTGGCGATACTATTCCAATTAAAGGAATATCGGAAGATAGTGACGTAAATGCAAGAAATACAACATTTGGACCGCCACCAGTTTGTGTATTAAGAGTTGGTGATTTTTATCATTCTAAAATTATTATAAGAGACGTTAATATAACATTTGAAGACTCTACATGGGATTTAAATCCCGAAGGAATTGGAGTGCAACCAATGATTGCAAACGTATCATTACAAGTAAACTTTATTGGGGGTCAAGGATTAAAAGAACCAATCTCAAGATTACAAAACGCGTTGTCATCTAATTTCTATGCAAATACTGAAATGTATGACGAGAGATCAGAATCCACGAATGAAACAATTGGAGGAAGAGATGCATCAGAATTCACTAAAGAATTTTTAGAGGACTTACAAAAAAATGGTAAACGAACTTCAGAGAAATCTAGTGATATAAATGGTAAAGGAATTAAAGAAGGTTCTTATATTGGTGAATATGTTAAAACTGACAGTACAAACACAATCGAATATAAAACTTTAGTAACCAATATTTTTGATAAGGTAAAAGATTATTTTGACACATATCAAAAAACATATAACATAGTAGTAAAAGAATATGATACTAAATTGGGTAGTATATTCTTTTCACCAACATATAGAAGTGTTAAAGATTTAACAGTTCAAAAAAGTGAATCAAGTACAGAAAACATTGAACTATTAGGTGTTTATCCATCAGGTAAAGAGATGGAAGTTTTATTAAGAGGATTTAAAGCCGCACTCGACTCAAAAATCGAATCATCTGATTTTGTTGATATTTTAGGATTTAATAAAATTTTACCAAACTCAATGGAAGCGAATTCAAATAAGTTATTAAAGAAGAAATTTAAAGAGATTTTAATTTCAAACGATAACTCATTGGTTAATCGAATGTTAAATGTTTCTGCGGTTAAAACACTTGAAGACGCTAGAAATGAAATAATAGGTTTAATTGATAAAGCAAATTACATAGTTAAACATAAAGAAGACGGTACGATTAGTGGAAGTACTGTATCAAACGCTTTATTCACATTACCAGGTATAACAAGTAGTAGTGATTTTTATGGTAAGTATTCAGATGTAATTGATTACATAAAGAAACATCATAAAGATTTTACCGAGGACTTAGATTTATCTATCAATTTTAATAGTACATCAATAAGTCAAGGTGATTTTGAAGAGGTTTTAAGTATTGTTATGAAAGACCCGATTTTAATAGGTGAGGTAATTGACGTATTTGGTAGTCAAGTTGACACTTCTAAAATGGAAGGAAAACTCAAAAAGTTTGCAAGACAACCAGAAGAAAAGAAATTTAAAACTCATAAAGAGGCGAAACCAAAAACATCATTGGAGGAGGTTATTTTTAACATTCAAACTACCGATGTGATAACGGATAACGTAAAGAAGAGTGAATTAGAAAAAATATTTAGTATTAAAAATAAAATAGGTTCTACATTAAATTACTATAAACCATGAGTAGGGATTATTTCGATAGGTATCAATTTTTTATAGAAGACGGTAATTTTAAAATAGTTCCCGGTATTGAGTTACCTATTAAGGGGACCGACAAATACCTTAACTATAAAAAAGGACAAACAAGATTGGATAAAGTCTCTCAAGATTTTTACGGCACTCCTGTTTTTGGTTGGTTAATTTTATTGGCTAATCCACAATCTGGTAGTATTGAGTTTGAAATTCCTGATAATTTTATATTAAGAATTCCATTTCCCCTAACAAGCTCTTTACAAGATTATAAAAGAGGTGTAGAATTGTATAACTTATATTATGGGGAGTAACAGAGAAAAACAGAGTGAAAATATATTAGTTAAGGTCGATCAGAACAATCTGATGTATATTGACCCTAATAGTGTTATTTCCAAAAAAGGAGAGATTTTACCAAGAGGAATCGACCAAGAGAATTTAGTAATGTTTGTTAACCTTGAGGCTGATTTAATCCCAAGGTCAACACTACTTGCAACAAATGACCAAAATACCATGACAGAAATTGTGAAGGGAACTTTAAATTTCATGTCAAATGGTGGTAATGATTTTGATTCATCATGGACTAACGCATATAACGGAACCGATACACCAACAAAGTTTGACGAAAAAGGAAAGGCGATTGAATTTAAGGTATCAGATACAAACTACGACGCGACTCCACAATCATTTGGTATTCAAAGTATTAACATAACAGTAAAAGGTGCTAATTTTGTCCCTCAAGTACAAATTAACTTTGTTGACGTTAGAGGTAAAACGTTATTTGAATCACCAGAAAATTCAGCATACAAAGCATTCTTTCATATCCCTTGGCCGATATTTTATTTAACAGTTAAAGGTTATTACGGAAAGGCAATAAAATATAGATTACATTTAGTTAAGTTTAGTAGTAAGTTTAATCCAACAAACGGTAATTTCGAAGTATCAACAACTTTTGTGGGTTCCACATATGCATACATGAGCGACATACCATTAAAGGCTGCATTATATGCACCATTTATGTATGGTATTGAAACTGTAGATACCCCCCAATTTAATGAATCAACAAAAGAGTATATTCAAAAAGTATCAAAATCATCAAGAGGTTATGCATTACTTAATTCGGTGTATTCAGAATACAAAAGAAAAAATTTAATACCAAAGGATTTCCCAACCAAAACATTAAAGGAAGTGGGTATCATTGCAAAATCGTTAGATAAACTTTTAGAGAAAGAAATATTTGATGAGGTTGTAGATATGAAATTATTTGCGGCGTTAAAAGAGTTTGGTGACAGAATTACTTCATTTGAAAACGATATTAAGTCTTGGGCTAGAAGAAATTTAAGTCAAACATACACAAAAGAAAATGATGTACTTTGGTTTGAATTATCATCTATAAACAAATCTGAAACAACAAACATTACGGGTAATGCATCAACAACAACATTAGAAAATTTAATTAACAATAATAAAATTAAAGTTAAGGAGAGTCAATTACTTACACTAAACGTAACTAATAAAACTGGAACTAAATTTAACACACAAACAATTCTTTCTAAAAACGTAGGAAATGTTGGTGATTATTATAAAATTAAAGATACAAAAGTAGTTGTATCAATTAATGAATTAATTAATGACATTGGAGGTATACGTACAACATTTAATCAACAAAAACAGAAACTACAAGATTTTGTTGAACAAAAAATGAATACGATTGTAAAAAGAAACGGACCTGGCACTTTAGGTTTTGAACCTACAGTTCGTAACGTTTTTGCAATCATATTAGCAAACGCTGAAGTTTACATCAAATTAATGAAAGATGTTCATAGACGAGCAATCGACATTGGACAAGATAGGAAAAAGAAAATACAAAATTTCAGTAAGGAAAGTAAAGGAGAATCAATTTACCCGTGGCCTGAAATTAAAAAGAATTTCTCAAACGGTAAACAAAATATAATTGCCTATCCGGGTGATTCGGAATTAGTTAGTAAATTGGAATCAAATAATCCAGTTCTTTGGCCTGAAGTTGAGTTTATTGAAAACTATATAGGTATTACAACTAATAGATATGATCCTTTAGGTAATAAAGAGCAAGGTGCTAATAACATCAGTTATATTTTTGAAGGTAGTGATTTTGACGAAACAAAAATTAAACCAATAAGCACGTTATTAAATGTTAATGGTTCATTTCCGTATACCGATAAAACCCATCCTGCATTATTATATGAAATATGGGAGAGGTCGAAATATGCAACACTTATCGACTCATTTAATAACACAACAGTACAGGAATTGGCAAGAAGAGAGTTTGATAACATAAAAGAATCAATACAAGATGATGATGATTTATTAGGTGTACTTTATAATAATGTAAAATCAGATACTGATTTAGAACAATTATTACCCGGCGTTTCAGTTTTTGATAGGTATCCATATAAAAAAGACAATATACCAACAACGCCAGCGATTCTTGATGCGTTTGATTTTCCATTTTCTATAAAACAATATACAAACGAAAGTAAAACAGTTAGTGTTGCCGATGAGTACACAGGATTAACTGAAAATTTGAAAACATTTACGGGTGATGGATATAGGACAAACATTTATCCATTTAACACGTCAACATATTTGTCCTATATTAATAAAACAAGTTTTGACATTAATGAATTAAATACGAATGGGGTACTTAGTTTAAACCTTCAAGAAGGATTTATATGCTCACCAATAGATGGAAAATCATGGGTTAAGAGTGAATATGTTGATAATCTATTTGGACAATATTTTAAGATTAAAAATAAGAAAACTGAAACCTCAACAAGTATTCTAAACACTTCGTTTTTCCATAAACAGTTACATAGTGATTTTATAAAAAGTAGTCCATATGGTAAATTTGCCTCATCGGCGTATTATCTATTAAATTCATTACCTTTCAAAGATTTGACTGATGAAATTGATTTTAATGGAAAGAAAACGAGAATGTCTACCATGTTCAGAGAACTTGGTTCAACACACTTTATTCCATACTATCAAATATTAAGATGGGGGTCAATATATCACAGATATAAAACATACATAAATGTTGAAAATATTGGGTTTGATGATATTTTAAAAGGTTCGACTTACAGTGGGTCAACTTATGAAAAAAGATTAACAGATAACATCAATACACAATTATTTTTTGGTGTAAGTGGAGAAACTCCGACACCGATAACTGGATTTACGTATACGGATGAATCATCAACATCAGTAACAATTAACTATAATGACAGTGTGGGAGTGCATCCATTTTACGACGCAGTATATCACCAAATCGTAAAAGGTATAAATCATTACGTAGTTAGTGGAGGTACAACCGCTTTTCAAGAAAGTATCGACGATAAGGTACTGAGAATTAGTAAAAGAAATGTTTTTGATAAAACCAAATTTATAACACAATTTGTTGATAATTCACAATTTGGAGGAAATAGTTCTGATAAAACATACACAATATTACCATGTGATGGTGCAAATTTATATAGTGGTAAAAAGGTTGAAACTTTTAATACTGAAACTGCAACTGTTTTAGGTACATCTGCGGGTTCTGCGGACATTTCGGGAAATAATTTTGCAACTGAAGAACAATTGAATTTTAGAGTAATTTGGTCGGATGACACGATTAACAATTCTTACAGTGGAATTACTTTACCATCTCACGAAGAATATTTCACAACAACAGGTAACACATATGAAAATGGTGATTATAAAAAAGTTTTAGATTTAATCGCAACATTCAACTCAGATATATTGGATGAGTTTGAAAATATATTCTTAAACTTTGCCAGCGAAAGATTAGAAGAAGAATTACCTTATAAAACATTTAATAAGGTAAATCATTATAAGTTCCAAGATTTACTACAAAGTATATTAACCGTAGATAAAAAAGCGGGTGACGACTCGTTACCAATTACTGAACTTGTAAAGGAAATTAAAGAAAGACAAGTTGAGAAATTAAAACAAACCACTAAAGATTTGTTGGTAAACGATTCTTTAATAAAAGTAACACTTGGTAACCCTAAAGAAATCAATCCACATGTTTTTGACGGATTTTGTGGTATTAGTACAGGAAATACATTTAGTTACAATCGTTATTATATAAATCAATCAACGGGTGACGATGGTGCCATTGCTAGAGATTATTTAAAACTTTACTTAGGGCCAAACAAATTTACCGATGTGGAGAAAGTATTATCCAGCTCAATTACAGGACTTTCGTTTTATGAACAATTTTTCATTGTAAATGATGTTGAGTTTGATAAAGAGGGTAAAAATGTAAAATTATTTAGACCAATCATTCAATTATATGCCGGTTGGGCAAATAGTGGATATACCGCCAATCCTACGGGATTTACACCAACCTCAAATAATTTTAAAACCTATTTAAGAACATCAATATTTGATGGTGATTATGGTTCTAAAAAAAGACAAACTGATTTCTTACAAATACTAATACCGTTATTTAATGGTTTAAGAACCAAACAGAGAACCAGTGGAATAAAAATAGACAATGGTTATAATAATGAAACATTAAAACTTGAAATATATAATCACTTCAAATCATTTAATGATAAATGGGTTGCTGGTAATTCGATAGGTCAAAGAACGTTATTAGAAGAGTTTTTATTTTTAGATAAAGCAAATAGAGATATTGGTGATAGGGTATTTTTAAATTTAGATAAACTTATAGATTTAACAGATGAGAAAAACGGTAAATTAAATCTTTATGGAGCATTAGGTTCATTAATTGCGGGTACGGGTTTTGACATGAGAGCATTACCGGCATACGTTAATTTTTATGGAAGTAATTTTTCTAATAAGACCAAAATCACACCATCTAAAACTGTTGCAAAGAATCTATTCGGAACTTTCTTAGAAGTCGATTATCAAGAATCGGCACCTAAAATTGTAGTACAATATGTAGATGGTCCTGTTTCAAAGAGACCGTCTGACATGGGAGAGAAATATAAATTCCAAGACGATAGTTTTAACATTGGTAATGTTAATAACAACTCATTAATCATCACCACCCCTGACGTGTTTAATGCTGAGAATTTGGCGAAGTCGAATAAAGTTGTTGCTTTTGAAGTAAGTGTTGGTGACCAAAACCAAGGAATTTTTAAAAGTATTCAATTAGACCAAGCTACACTAAAAAACACATCAGAATCTTTTGTGGTTTTAGAAAACTTAGCCAGGTCTGAATCGGGTGCAGGTACGTATAACGTTGATATTGGATTATTTGATTATTATAGACAAGCATCATATAGTTGTGAGGTGACATGTATGGGAAATGTGATGATTCAACCAACTATGTTTTTCTATTTAAAGAATGTACCAATGTTCAGAGGTTCATATTGGATTACTGAGGTTAGTCATCAAATTAGAGGAACGGGTATTGAGACAGTATTCAAGGGCACGAGATTACCGTCCATTTCGTTACCTGACCCTAAAGATTCATTTATATCGAGTTATAGAACATTATTCGATAAGATAATGAATAGAGCAGTTGCTAAAATTAATGAATTAAATACAACCACCAAGACTAGTGAAATTGTAATAACACCACAAGGAAGTTTCGTAATCGATAAAGGTGAGAAACAAATAAGTGGGGAAGAAACAATTAAAGAGGCTGGTGTTGATGAATTTGGAATTCCTTATAACGGGGCGGAAAATGAAAAATTCATACAAAAAGTTAAGTTTAGAGATAAAGATTGGTATAGAGCGGTTGCGGTTGAAATGGGAACTGAAAAGTATCCGATACCTGACGACACAACAATGTCTGTTGTTAATCTACACGGAACATTGAAACAAATTAAATGGTCAGGTATTAAAGGAAACGGACAAAAATACTATTCAACAAAGTTCATACCCGCGTCAACCAACGCAAAGTATCTACTTTCGAATCAAGTTGAAACGGTATTCTTAAATCCCGAAAAACCTGATACACCAATAACATTAGGTCATAATGTTAATCAAGTGTTAGAGAACGATGCGGTTAAATATGACCAATCAACATTCCAAGGACCTATTAATATTGGACCAAATGTCACAGGTTATGGTATTGGTTTATCAAAGAAATTAATGGACGATTTAGGAGTTTATCCTGGAGGAGTTCTTTATTTCAGAATTAAAAAGAAATAATACTAATTACGGGATATTTATACTTATAACATTATTATTATGGAGAAAAATAAAATAAATAATAGTATCAATCAATTCCTAAGTCCGAAACAAGTTAAAACTGTTTCTAACGACGGAATGGAAAGAGAAGAATGCGATATGGTAACCGGTGAGTGTTACGTAATCAGATCAAAAGATGGGATTGTTGAAAGAATAAATAAAAAATATATTACCGAAGACGGTAGACAATTATTACAAGACTAAAGCTATGTTAGAACAAAAATTATTAGAAGAACTTAATCGTCACAAGGCTATTAACAAATATGCCACTAAAATGATTATGGAACAGGATGCTCCACCAGCACCTCCAACGGATGATGCAATGACTCCTGCTGATGATTCAGCATTACCTCCAATGGATGATATGTCAGCACCTCCGGCGGACGACACATCAATGCCACCAGCACCACCAACAGATGACTTAGGTGGAGACATGGGTGGTACGGAAGAAATTGATATTACTGATTTAGTTAATATGACTAAAAGTATTAAAAAAGACATCGAAGACAATAAAAACGACCAAAGTAATGTGGTAGGTCAAATGGATTCAGTTTTTAGTAAATTAGGTGAATTAGAAATGAAACTATCTACTATGGATTCGGTGATTGCAAAAATCGAAGAATTAGGTTCTAAAATTGAAGGTATCAAAGAACCGACAGCACAAGAAAGACTTGAGATGCGTTCTTTAGATTCTTATCCATTTAACCAAAACCCACAACAATTCTTCGCAGCAAAACAAGGAGAAATGAGACAAAGTGGTAAAAATGAGTATGTTTTAACAAAACAAGACGTTCAAGACTATTCAAACGATACAATAAGATCATCATTTAACCCGGAATTAGAACAAGATGAATATAGCTACTAATGTAAACTTCTTATTAGGTTTACAATTACAAATGAAAATCAACCATTGGCAAACTAAAGGTTATGCTAGACATAATGCGTTTGGTGGATTTTACGATGTATTAGGTGGTTTAATCGATATGTTTGTAGAAGCAGCAATGGGAAAATACGGTAGATTCGTTTTAGACGAAGAAACTAAAAATATTCAATTAAATAATCTTTCCGATATTGATATGAAAGGATTAATAACCACAGTAAGAAGTGCCTTTGTTCAAATGGAATTGGACTCTTCTGATACCGATTTATTAAATATACGTGATGAAATGTTAGGTGAATTAAATAAATTAAGTTACTTATTAACTTTAGAATAAAATAATTAAGAAAAATGATTTCAGGTTCATTCGCAACAACAGGTTCAACACAAACAAGAACCACACTTTCATACATTAACGATTTAGTTACAGGTGCAACTGCACAAGGACTTTATCGTATTGTGGTACCAAATCAATATATGGATGATAATATGGCTAACGTATTAAGACGTACATATGGATACCAAGTTCAATCAAGAACATCTTTAATGGGTACTTTTGATGATTATATCATATCATGGGCTCCACCGATGCCGACTGCAACACCTGCACCGACAGCGTACCCAACTGCAACACCAACTCAGACGCCTAACCCTACACCTAACCCAACCGAAACGAATTACCCGACACCTAATCCTACATCAACACCTAACCCAAGTGCGACCCCTAACCCAACGGCGTCACCAGCACCAACTGCGAACCCAACGGCAACACCTGCGGCACCTACACCAACACCTACAGCAACCTCACTCTATCAATCGTATAACTATAGCATCAGTGCTACCGATATAATGGCAGCAACAGGTAATACTGGTGGATTGGCAGGATTTAACAATAAAGTTGTTGTTGTAGTAACAAATGGTTATAACTGTGGAAACACAACAGTTCGTAACTTTACATACTCATTTGATGCTGCAGGACCTTCATACGTATCATGGTTGATTTCATTAAAAACCGACGTACCTGTTTTAGGATATTATAAAGATAATGTCTTAGTAACTACAGGTCTTGTTTCAACTCAAACAGCGAATCCTTCGGTTCCTTGTTAAGAACAAAAAATATTTTAAAAATAATTTAACCCGGATTTCCAAATTCGGGTTTTTTTATGTATCTTTTTTCTATAACTGATTTTATAACTTAAATTTAACTATTATGTCAACATTCGACGCGGTACTGGCACAGTACGAGAAAAGCAAAAACGCCACAAGTGGCAACGCTAACAAATTTAACCAAGAAGACAGAATGAAGAAATACTTCACAACTGTACTTCCTAAAGGTTCTAAAGGTGAGGAGAGACGAATTCGTATTCTTCCTACTCCAGATGGTTCCTCTCCATTCAAAGAGGTTTACTTCCACGAGATTCAAGTAGACGGGAAGTGGGTGAAATTATATGACCCAAAACAAGAAGGAAAACGTTCACCATTGAACGAAGTTAAAGAAGGTTTAGAGATGACAGGTGTCGACGCTGACCGTGAATTAGCTCGTCAATACCGTTCACGTAAATTCTACATTGTAAAGGTTATTGACCGTGACCACGAACAAGACGGTCCAAAATTTTGGAGATTTAAACACAATGCAAAACAAGATGGTATCTTGGACAAAATCTTCCCAATTTTCCAAAAGAAAGGTGATGTTACTAATCCTGAAAACGGACGTGATTTAACTTTATTCTTAACCTTAACTAAATCAGGTACAGGTAAAGAATACACAACGATTAATTCAATTATCCCTGAAGACGCGTCACCTCTTAATACTGATGAGGCGGTTGCTAAAGTTTGGTTAGATGATGAATTAACATGGTCTGATGTATATTCTAAAAAACCTGAAGAATATCTTGAAATGGTTGCAAGAGGTGAAGCTCCTCGTTGGGATTCTGAAACCAAAAAGTGGGTTTCAAACGCTCAAGGTGAAGAACTATTGGCATCACCAAAAGTATCTACTCCTGTGGTTGACCCACAAGAAGAAGATGATACGGATTCAGATTTACCGTTCTAATTAATTCACGGGGTGGTGAAATATCCACCCCATTTTTAAAAACAAAAACATGGCAGGTATTAAAAAAACAGATTTTTCTTCTATTAAGAAGAAGTTCTCGAAAGAGGCCGAGTATAAACCAGACCGTTTTTTCGATTTGGGAGATGCCTTCTTAGATGCTTGTGGAATTCCAGGTCCTGCAATGGGTCACATCAATATGTTGTTAGGACATAGTGATACAGGAAAAACCACGGCACTTGTGAAGTCAGCGGTAGATGCTCAAAAGAAAGGTATCGTTCCTGTGTTTATTATCACAGAACAAAAATGGAGTTGGGACCATGCTGAATTAATGGGATTCGATAAAGACGGAGATTATCTTTTCAATAGTGACTTTGAATACATTGAACAAATTACAGATTATATCAATGAATTATTAGACGCACAAGAGAAAGGGGATTTACCTCACGATTTATTAATCCTATGGGATTCTGTAGGTTCGGTTCCATGTAAAATGACTTATGATGGTAAAGGTGGTAAACAACACAACGCATCAGTTTTAGCAGATAAGATTGGTATGGGACTTAACCAACGTATTTCAGGCTCAAGAAGAACTGATAAACCTCATACGAACACATTAATCATTGTTAATCAACCTTGGGTAGAATTACCTGACAATCCTTTCGGACAACCGAAGATTAAAGCAAAAGGTGGTGAAGCAATTTGGTTAAACTCAAGTATTGTATTTTTATTTGGTAATCAAAAAGGAGCAGGTACAACTAAAATCTCAATCACTAAAGATAAGAGAAAAGTTAAAATTGCAACAAGAACTAAAATCTCTATCATGAAAAACCATATCAATGGTTTAGGATATGAAGATGGACGTATCTTGGTTACATCACACGGATTTATGCCTGGTAGAGAAGATGGAGAAGAAAAGAAATCTATCGAAGAGTATAAAAAAGAAAGTGGTGATTACATCAGTAAGATGTTAGGTGTTAACGTTACAGACATCACAGATGTGGAAGTTGTAACTGAAGAAGAGTAATTCTATAATATAAATGAATAAATGTCTGTTTTACTAGTTGATGGCGATAATTTACTTACGATTGGTTTCTATGGCCTTAAGAATCACTTCTATAAGGGAAAGCACTTTGGAGCATTGTATCATTTTATTAATACTCTTAGAAGATCGTTTGAAACATACCATTTAGACAAGATAGTTGTTTTTTGGGATGGTGAAAATGGGTCTCAACCAAGAAAACAGATATATCATTTATATAAAGAAAATAGAAAATCTCGTTTACGAACTGACGAAGAAATTAATTCATATAATTCTCAAAGACAAAGAGTTAAACAGTATTTGGAAGAATTATATGTGAGACAAGGAGAATATCCTTTATGTGAAACAGATGACTGCATCGCATACTACACTCAAAATTCACCAAACGAAAAAAAGATTGTTTATTCAGGCGATGGAGATTTAACACAACTCGTTTCTGAAACCACACAAATTTACAATCCTTCACATCAGAAACTTTACAAGGTAAATGATACTATAACGTATAGTCATGAAGACATTCTAATTGAAAATGTCACATTGGTTAAAATGTTATGTGGTGACCCTTCCGACAACATATCAGGAATTAAAAATATGGGAATCAAAAGACTCCTATCATTATTTCCTGAGGTTAGAGAAAGAAAGGTGACTTTGGAAGAAGTAAAAGAAAAAACTAATCTTTTATTCGAAGAGGATAGACACAATTGGTTATTGAAAAATATACTAACAGGTGTTACCAAACATGGAGTCTTTGGTGAGGAGTTTTATGACATTAACAGTAGAATCGTTAGTCTTAGTGAACCCTTCATAACTGATGAAGCAAAAGAAAATATAACTGCATTAATTAATGAAAAATTAGACCCCGAAGGACGGTCATATAAAAACACTATGAAAATGATGATGGAAGATGGACTCTTCCAAGTATTACCTAAATCAGATGACGCTTGGACCAACTTTCTAAACCCATTTCTTAGATTAACAAGAAAAGAAAAAAATAAAAGGACTATTAAAATTAAAAACTATGAGTAACCAACAAATGGACATCACAAAATTTGAATTTTTGCTTAGTTTAGGTGGAAACATCGTATGTCAAAGATTCTTTAACGTAAAAGACCATAATCCACAAGCAAGAAGATCGATGGATATGCACTATTACATAAAAAATATTTGCGAAGAAATTAGTGAAGATTTGAAAATGAAAACTTCCGATTATATGAGCGAAAATCAAAACTTTTTTCTATCTTCTGAATATGTGGAAGATGTGAATGAACAAGAAAAAGAACACTTTTTAATGGAAATTAAGTTAGGTGACGACGTATTTATTTCAAGGATATTTCCGGCGTACTACTACCATCCAAAAGTTAGATACACGGTAGATGTTCGACCAAAACTTAAGCGTATTTTGTCAGATTTGACTGACATTTTATCCGCTTACGATTTGGAAACAACGTATCTCCAATACCAACTGTAAAATTTAAAAATTTATATAAAATAATAACATGGAAGAAAAGAATTTTGGCTATTTAGGGTTTTCATTTCAGCAATCTCTTATTAAGGCAATTATAGAAGATAAAAAATATGGTGAAACAATTATTGATGTTTTAGAGAGCAAATATTTTGAGAACAATTCTTTTAGATTTTTAATGGAAAACATTAAAGAATTGTATAAAACATACGAGAAGTTACCTGATTATCACACATTGTCTCAAAAAGTTATGGCTGAAGGAGGAAACAAAGATTCTTCCAGAATTCATATTGACACGTTAGAAGCAATTAAGGACGACATTAAGGATACGTCTTATGTTAAGGATACAGCGTTGAATTTTTGCAAACAACAGAACCTTAAAAGAGAATTAAAATCTGTACAGAGTATCATTGAAAATGGACAGTTTGAAGCTTATAGTAAGATTGAAGAAATCATTAAGAAAGCTTTACAAGTTGGTATTTCAAATGATGAAGTACTTGACGTTTTCCACGACATTGACGCGGCGTTAGAAAAAGATTTTAGATTACCAATCCCAACAGGTATTGTGGGTATAGATAATCTTTTAAAAGGTGGTTTAGGAAAAGGTGAATTGGGTGTTGTATTAGCTCCAACTGGTACAGGTAAAACTACCCTATTGACTAAATTTGCTAACACCGCATATAATCTCGGTTTAAATGTTGTACAAATTTTCTTCGAGGATAATCCGGGTAATATTAAAAGAAAACACTACACTATTTGGTCGGGTATTGCACCTGATGAACAACCTGAACATGCTGCGGAGGTAAAAGAAAAGGTTTTTGAGGCTCAAGAAAGATCAAGTGGTAGTATCAATCTTATGAAATTTCCGTCAGATAACATTACAATTTCAGATATTAAATCTAAATTGAGAAAAATGGCCGCGGACGGAATTAAAGTTGATTTATTAGTTTTAGATTACGTGGATTGTATCACACCCGAAAGAAGTACTAATGGTGACGAATGGAAAGGGGAAGGTTCAATCATGAGAAGTTTAGAATCAATGACTGGCGAGTTTAATATGGCAATTTGGACGGCAACACAAGGTAACAGAGAATCAATTTCATCTGAAGTTGTAACGGGGGACCAAATGGGAGGTTCGATTAAAAAGGCACAAATTGCACACGTAATACTATCGATTGCCAAATCGTTAGAACAAAAAGACCAAAACTTAGCAACACTTACGTTAGTTAAGTCACGTATTGGTCGTGATGGTGTAGTATTCACTAACTGTAAATTCAATAATGAATTTTTAATTATTGATACCGATTCACAAAATACATTATTAGGTCACGAACAAGAAAGAGTTCGTAATAATGTAGATAGAGCGGCTGAAGCTTTCAACAGAAGACAACAAGTAAAACCAAGAGTTTAAAAATTAAAAAAAAAATTATGACTGAGAGAATCTTACAAGACAATCCTGGACGCTTTGTCCTTTTTCCTATCGAACACCATGACTTATGGAAGTTCTATAAACAATCTGAAGCATCGTTTTGGACCGCTGAAGAAATTGATTTAAGTCAAGATATTAACGATTGGGAGAATAAATTAAATGATGATGAACAACATTTCGTTAAACATGTGTTAGCGTTCTTCGCGGCGTCTGACGGTATCGTAAACGAAAACTTGGCCATGAACTTTGTAAATGAGGTTCAATATACTGAGGCTAAATTCTTTTATGGTTTCCAAATCATGATGGAGAATATCCATAGTGAAACGTATTCATTATTAATTGATACGTTAGTAAGAGACAAAGATGAACAACATAAATTGTTTAACGCAATTGAAACTGTTCCAGCAATTAAGAAGAAAGCTGAATGGGCACTTAAATGGATTAATTCAGAATCATTTGTAGATAGATTATTAGCGTTTGCTGCGGTTGAAGGTATCTTCTTCTCAGGTTCATTCTGTTCTATATTCTGGTTAAAGAAAAGAGGTTTAATGCCAGGCTTAACTTTCTCAAACGAATTAATTTCTCGTGATGAAGGAGTACACTGTGATTTTGCTTGTCATTTATATAACAACCATATTGAAAACAAAATCTCACAAGACAGAATTAAAGAAATCATTTGTGGAGCGTTAGAGATTGAAAAAGAATTTATTCTTGAAGCATTACCGGTTCGTTTGATTGGTATGAATTCAGATTTAATGTCACAATATCTTGAATTTGTTACAGATAGATTATTAGTCGCGTTAGGTTGTCCTAAAGTATATAATTCAGAAAATCCTTTTGATTTTATGCAAAACATTGCATTACAAGGTAAAACTAATTTCTTTGAAAAAAGAGTTGCTGAGTATCAAAAAGCCGGAGTTAACAACGTAGCAACTGAAGATTTAGATTCGGCATTTGGTGATGACATTGATTTTTAAAATATTAATATAAGATGAAAGTAAAAAAAAGAGACGGGTCCTTAGAGGAAATGAGGTATGATAAAATCACGAGAAGAATTAGTGTGTTCTGTAGTGATTTAAATTTAGAATATGTCGATCCAACATATGTTACTTTAAAAGTAACACAAGGTATATATGACGGAATTTCAACAACTGAATTAGATGTGTTGGCAGCAGAAACTGCGGCTGCAATGGTTACTACTCATCCTGACTATGCAAAGTTAGCAGGAAGATTAGCAGTTTCAAATCTACATAAAACGACACATAAGAAGTTCTCACAATGTATTAAAGAACTTTATTCTTTTGTTGAACCAAAAACAGGAAAAGAATCATCTTTAATTGATGATGAAGTTTATAAATTCATTATTGAAAATAGAGAAACTTTAGATGGGGCAATTCATCAAGAAAGGGATTTAGAGTTTGATTATTTTGGTTATAAAACATTAGAGCGTTCATATCTTTTAAAGATTGGAGATAGAGTTGTTGAAAGACCACAATATCTTTATATGAGAGTTGCGGTTGGTATCTGTAAAGGAAACATTAACGAAGCACTTCGTATCTACGATGATTTATCACAACACTTCTATACACACGCGACACCAACGTTATTTAACGCAGGTACACGTAGACCACAAATGTCTTCTTGTTTCTTGATTGGAAACAAAGGTGATGATATTGATGGATTGTTTGATACAATTAAAGATGTTGCGAAGATTTCTAAGTGGGCTGGAGGTATTGGTTTACATGTTCATGATGTTCGTGCTAAGGGCGCTTATATCAAAGGAACTGGTGGACAATCTGATGGTCTATTACCAATGATGAAAACCTATAATGAAGTGGCACGTTGGATTAATCAGGGTGGAAAGAGAAAGGGTTCGTTTGCGGTTTATTTAGAACCTTGGCATTCCGATGTTTTTGAATTTATTGATTTAAGAAAGAATCATGGTAAAGAAGAAATGAGAGCAAGAGATTTGTTCTTAGCAATGTGGACTCCCGATTTATTTATGCAACGAGTTGAATTGGATGGTGATTGGACATTGTTCTCACCTGATGAGGCACCTGGTTTGTCAGATGCTTACGATAGTCCAGAAGACAAAGCATTTACTCGTTTATATGAATCTTATGAACAACAAGGTTTAGGTAGAAAGGTGATTAAGGCAAGAAAGTTAATGGATGCCATTTTAACTGCACAAATCGAAACTGGTACACCTTATATGTTATATAAAGACCCTGCGAATTATAAATCAAACCAAAAGAATTTAGGTACCATTAAGTCATCAAACTTATGCACTGAGATTATTGAGTATAGTTCACCAACAGAACAAGCGGTTTGTAATCTAGCATCAATTGCGTTACCGAAGTATATTGTTGATAACGAATTTAATCACGATTTATTATACGAGTATACTTACCAAGTTGTTAAGAACTTGAATAATGTAATTGATTTAAACTACTATCCAACGGAAGAAACAAAACGTTCTAACTTTAAACATCGTCCAGTTGGACTCGGTGTTCAAGGATTGGCGGATGTGTTTTGTATGTTAGGTTTACCATTTGAATCAGAAGTTGCAGATAAATTACAGACCGACATTTTTGAAACAATATACTTTGCTGCTATGACATCTTCGAATGACTTAGCGAAGGAACATGGACCTTATGAATCAATTACAGGTTCACCAATCGAAAAAGGAATTTTCCAATTTGAGATGTGGGGTAAAACTGACAAAGATTTGTCAGGTCGTTGGGATTGGAAAAAATTAAGGAAGAATGTCGTTAACTATGGTGTTAGAAATTCATTATTGGTTGCACCGATGCCAACAGCATCTACCGCACAGATTTTAGGTAATAACGAAGCGTTTGAACCATTCACAACAAACTTATATTCACGTAGAACATTAAGTGGTGAGTTTGTTATGATTAACAAACATTTGGTTGCTGATTTATTGAAGTTAGGATTATGGAATGATACGATTAAGAATAAGTTAATCATGGAAAATGGTTCAGTTCAAAACATTCCTGAAATTCCAACTGAAATGAAAGAAGTTTATAAGACGGTTTGGGAAATGTCTCAAAAGAGAGTTTTACAAATGGCTGCAAATAGAAGTGTGTTCATTGACCAATCACAGTCATTGAATTTATTTGTGGATAATGCAACTAAACCTAAATTATTGGCAGCCCATTTATTCGGTTGGAAATTGGGTTTAAAGACTGGTATGTATTATTTACGAACTAGAGCGGCGGTTGATGCAATTAAAGGATTGGGTGTTGACACTTCATCGTCAAAACCCGTTGAACAACAAACCCCTTCTGTGAATAACGTAGAAGTACCTACAAATAATACGTTAATTAGTGAACAAACACCCGAAGTTGTAATGACATCGGAAAGACCAACAGATTCACCGTTTGAGTGTGAAGGATGTGGTTCATAAAACAGATAGGTAGAATAGTACAGAATAATAATCCCGACTTTGGTCGGGATTTTTTGTTTATTAATATTTTATATTAGTTTATATTTATAGGTATGGCGGTAACATATGGTATAGATTTTCCATTTAGAGATAGTCCAAAGGGGACTTACCTAAAAATGACAGAAACACCTGAAAGGGAAGTTCGTGCGAATTTGATTCATCTATTATTAACAAGAAAAGGAAGTAGGTATTTTTTACCGGATTTCGGTACTCGTTTATATGAATTTATTTTCGACCAAAATGACGTTGTAACCTTTAATTTAATTGAGGAAGAAATTAGAGAAGGAGTTAGAACATATATACCAAATTTAGACATTAATTCAATTAATATCATGTCAGCTGAAGACGACCCCGATAGAGATAAATTATATTCGCAAGATGAAGATGCGAGATTATTTAGAGTTTCGGACGACTCCACCAGACCATATACCGCAAAAGTTAAAATTGACTATACGGTTAATAACGGAACGTTCACTTCTTCCGACTTTGTAATTATAAACATATAAAATGGCAAAAAAAATAACATACGCAACGAGAGATTTTGCGGGTTTAAGGGAAGAACTTGTAAACCTGACTAATGATTATTATCCTGATTTAGTAAAAAATACTAATGACGCATCTATCTTTTCAGTATTATTAGATTTAAATGCTGCCGTTGCGGATAACTTACACTTTCATATAGATAGAGTTTGGCAAGAAACAATGTTGGACTTTGCACAACAAAGACAATCATTATTTCATATTGCAAAAACATATGGTTTAAGATTACCGGGTAATAGACCTTCGGTTGCGTTATGTGACTTTTCAATAAATGTACCCGTTAGAGGTGATAAGGAAGATGAAAGATACTTGGGTATAATAAAAAGTGGTGCACAAGTATCAGGTGGAGGACAAGTATTTGAAACATTAGAGGACATCGATTTTTCAAATCCATTTAATAGTAAAGGTGAACCAAATAGATTAAAGATTCCAAATTTTGACGGAAATAATAAATTAATATCATATACTATTACTAAAAGAGAGGCGGTTGTAAATGGGGTAACAAGAATTTTCAGAAAGGTTATTACTGAGTTCGACCAAAAACCGTTTTTAAAAATATTCTTACCTGAACAAAATGTTTTGGGAGTAGTTTCCGTAATCCATAAAGATGGTACAACGTTTGCTGGTAATCCAACAAACTCGGAATTTTCTGAAATTGCAAATAAATGGTATGAGGTTAAATCATTAATGCAGGATAAAGTATTTGTACCCAACCCTACAAGTTCATCAGATAAGAACAATTTCAAGGCTGGAACGTATATTGATGTAAATAATAAATTTACAACTGAATACACACCAGAAGGATACTTCTCAATGATTTTTGGGTCGGGTTCAGTTAATCCAATGGATAACCTTGACAACTACATTACAGGTCAATTAAAAGTAAATTTAGCAACATATCTTAACAACCTTTCATTAGGAGCAATACCTAAGAATAACTCAACACTATTTGTGAAATATCGAATTGGTGGAGGTAAAGATTCCAATTTAGGGGTTAACGTAATCACGTCAATAGATACTGTTGAATTTAACATAAACGGTCCAATATCAGGAACTAATACACAGGTAGAACAATCTTTAAGAGTAACCAACGTAACTCCAGCTGTAGGTGGTGCAGACCAACCGACAATTGAAGAAATAAGAAACATGATTTCTTATAATTTCGCGGCTCAAAATAGAGCAGTTACCTTAAATGACTATAAATCATTAATCGAAACAATGCCATCAATATACGGAGCACCAGCGAAGGTTAACGTGATGGAAGAAAATAATAAAATCAGAATTAAATTATTATCATACGACGAGAAAGGTAATTTAACTGATACCGTATCTAACACATTAAAAAACAATATCTTATCTTATCTTTCTGAATATAGAATGATTAACGACTATTTGGATATTGTGAGTGGTGAAGTTATCGATTTAGCTTTAGAAGTGGATTTGGTTGTTGATAAAAACGAAAGTCAAAGTGACATTATTAAGTCCGCTATTGAATCAATTATTGAATTCTTTAGAATTGAAAAGAGAAAAATGGGAGATCCATTAATGGTAGGACAATTATCTAATTCTATTGGTAATGTACCGGGTGTTGAGAACGTAGTAAAAATTAGGGTATTCAACAAAATCGGTAATGAATATTCGTCAGCACAAGTATCACAATCATATGAAGACACCGCAACAAAAGAGATACGTCAAACTAATAGTGTAGTGTTTATGAAGAACAATCAGATATTCCAAATTAGGTTCCCTAATAAAGATATTAAAATAAGGGTTCAAACTCTCGGTTCGACTACATACTAAGTAAAATTTTCTTTATTATAATAGAAAATCAACTACTTTCTATTTATTAAAGGAATGGTACAGAAACATAGAATCTCAACAAATATCGGTAAAGACCAAGTAGTAAAAGTCGAATTAAAACAAGACTTTGATTTACTTGAAATCTTATCATTAAAATTTACACAAAAAGAAGTGTATACCTCACTTTGTGCGGATTATGGAGTGGTTTGTGGTAGAATTAGTGTTAATGGTGGTTTTGGTATTCCAAATGCAAAGGTTTCAATATTTGTACCCTTAACATTGGAAGATGAACAAGACCAAGTCATTTCTACCCTTTATCCGTATAAATCAACCAATAGTAATGACGATAACAACTATCGTTACAATCTTTTACCTAAGAGAAAACAACATTCTGGACACACACCTACAGGTACATTTTTTGACCAACAAGACATATTAACTAGAGAAGAATATTTGGAAGTATATGAGAAATATTACACATATACAGTTAAAACAAATGACTCTGGTGACTTTATGATTTGGGGAGTACCACTTGGTACACAAGTCGTACATGTGGATTTAGATTTATCCGATATGGGTTGTCAATCTTTAGTTCCTTATGATTTAATATATGAGGGAATATCTGAAGAAAAATTTGAAAATAAATACACATACATGGCGTCAGATAACCTGAACGCATTACCTCAAATTATTTCATTTGACAAAACAGTTGATGTATATCCATTTTGGGGTAATGAAGATTTATGTGAAATCGGAATCACGAGAACAGATTTTGATTTAGGGGAGAAAGGTGTAAGATTAGAACCATATGCGGTTATGATGGGGTCCACATTTTCAGACGCTGCGGAAGACTCATTAGGTGTAAATTGTAACGTAGATAACCAACAAGGGGAAAAGTGTAAACTTACCACCAAGAAAGGTGATATTGAAGCAATTAGGTTTACGGGTGAATATCAAAAAGATTCAAACGGTAACCCAAACATGTTAAGACCGATACTTGAAAAATTACAAATAGATAGTAAAATTGGTGAGGACGGTATTTTCTTTTTTAGAGTACCGATGAATCTTGGATATATAACCACGAATGAATTCGGTGACATTGTTGAATCCCAAGATAAGAAAATAGGTATACCGACAAAAGGAAACTATCGTTTCAGAATCACATTAAATGATGATACGGGAGAAGAGAATAGATACGTTGCAAAAGTTTTAATTCCAAACGTTAGAGAGTACCACCAAGGAGACACCCTTTACACTGGTGGATATTCTACGATTAATGAAAAGTCATATTCATTTAGTACTAACATCGATGACTATCCCGCAGACGCATTAAAAGAAATCGCTGGATTAAGTACATGGGCAAAAAATAATAATAGGAAAGGGGTGCCACAAGATTACTTCTACCAATTTAGATATGGTAGAGTTTATAGTGCATCTCAATTTATTAATCGATTTGAAAAGGCGAGTAGTTGGGAAAAAGTATTTAAGTTTTTTGTTAGAGACAGAAATGAATCGTTTATTGGTATTAAAGAAATATGGCCAGCTGAAGGGGATTGTTCAAATAGAATAAACTATTTCCCAATAAATGATGCGGTTAGAAATCATAAATTTGGATTTTTTATTACCACAATATTAAATTTTGTCGAATACATTGGTTTACGAATCAGTTTGTTATTTAAAGAATTAGTATTATCGGTATTTGTAGGTATAGCAGAATTACTTTCAAGCACGGGTGTTTCGAATAAAGCTGCGGCAAAAATGTTTCAAAGAGCAAAGGAATACCAGTTCAATAATATAATGGTACTTAGTTTAATTACCTATCCCGATTGTTATGATTGTACTGAAGATGATACAGCAAATCAAACAATTAACGCAGTTCCACCAATTGATATTGAAGATTATACTGGTACAACAGTTGCAACCAATTTCTATCTTGGTGAAAAATATTCAACAAGCAGACCTTCAGGAACATGTGATAAGTATTCATTTAATAATACGGGAACCACAACTGTTACCATTAGTTATGTTGATTGCGATAATAATTTCACTTCATTAACATTAGACGCCGGTGAGACTGCCGACGTTCAAGCAAAACCAAATCAATCACAAAGTGGATGGGTGCTAACACCAACAATAACCACTGATGGTTATAGTGGAGTTGTTGATATTGATGACGATTTATATTTCAGACCTACTGGAAGTGGTTTTAATGGTTATATGATTAATAGTACCACTTCGGGTCAAGTTGAATCAACACTGCCAGATGATGAAGTTTTAAAACAAACTTATGTTGCAACAATTGATGTTATTGGTGACGGAACGTTAAGCTACGTTACATTAGGTATCGGTCAACAATATCAAATTGTTTGGGACGATGCTTTTAGTACATGGAAAGTTAAAGGAATTTATCAAATAATTCGAGATTCAATATCAACATCATTTAATACATTACCCGATCAAGTGGTTGCGGGAACCAGTCACGCTACTGATGGATATGTAAAGATTATTAAATTAGAACAAGTTGACAATAACGTAACAATATCCGATACCATCTCAACTGAAATTGAGGAAGGTTGTGCGAAATATGACACAATTATTGAGGATGAATTAGGTAGAGGTGGTGATATGAAATTAAAAGGTTTAGTTTTTCCATTAACAGCGAGAGTACAAGGAGGTTCATTGGTTACTTTGAACACATATGTAGACGTTAAAAACTTCTTCAATACCTATCGACCAACACCACATAATAGATATTTGGTTAGACCATACGATCAATTAGATGATGATTATAACGTAACGATAATTGGGGCGAATGTAAAAGATTGTGAGGAAAGAGACCCATATAATGTAGGTGCTGTGGCATCGACACACGCAAAATGGCCAATGACGGAAGGTGGAGGTTTTAAAAATCAAACTGCCAGATGTATATATAAAGGTGAATATTACGGCGAGGTTAAGAAAAAAGGACCATATTGGGTTGAAGAACAATTAACAGTAAATGGAACAATTTCAGGTTGGTCCGAATTTAGAGACGGTGTTTATAGAATTGTACCATCAGCGGGTAGAAACGGTGAACTATTAAACAATTATAGAAGAAGAAAACTTTTTGGAAAAATTATGTGTGGAGGTGTTACTTCTTACACATTTAGTAATTCGTGGTTGAATGGAGCACTTTATTTTTTCCAATTCAAAAAAAGAGGAGCAGATAAATTCTGTAAAGAATGTGTTTACAAAAAAGTAGAATCCGATGGTACTGTAAATTATTACTATAGGTCAACACCTTTTAATGAAAGCTATAGTCATTATGAAAGTCAAGGAAGTGATACGGTAACACCAACAAATCCGAATAGTATTGGATATGATGGTAAATCACCGAACCAAAGGTATTTGGAAAAATCTACAGGATTTTATGGTGTAAG